CCGCGCATGACAAACTGGATCATGCCCTCGGTCTCGACCGCGTCGAACCCGAAATGGCGCGACAGCGTGGTGATGGACGCGCGCGGGCTTTCCAGCGCACCAATCGCGTAGCCTTCGACTGCACCCCAGAGGCCGGTAACATTGATCCGCTCCGCAGGCATGCCAGCGCGCAGGCAGAGGTGCCGCACGAGCGCCGCCAGCGACACCGCCCCCAGCCGCCCTGTCAGCCAGTGCCCCAGCCGCCAGTTCGGCCCATCGGCCCAGACATCGGTGAGTTCAGGAAAGAAGGGATAGGGGCGCGCATCCCAAGTCCAGGCGGCACATTCCGGCACATGCACCATCCGGCCGCTGTAGATCGATGACACCGGGTTGTTCGCGCCGTCGCCCCACCAGAGATATGTTGCTTCGAGATATGCGCGCTGGATTGTATCGTCGCGCCAGCCTCGTGAGAAATACGGCGTGACACTCTCGGACGACTTCGGATCGAAGAAGACGTTGGGTTGATTGGTGCCCCGGTCGATGGCGGGACAGCCGAGTTCCGTGAACCAGATGGGCTTGGATTGCGGCACCCAAGCCGTCGGCGTGCTGCTTTCCACCCCACCCGGGCGGTTATAATGCGGGTTCGACCACCAGGCGCGCAGATCCTTGGTGCGGAAAACCCACGGCTTGCTCGCGGACCCATCGGTGATCGGCGTGCGGACCTGCGCAATGCGGTCGGCGGCGCTGGCATAGAACCACTCAAACCCTTCGCCGCCTGCGATATTTGCCTGCAGGTAGGACCGGTCATAGATCGCAGGCCAGCCCTCGGCAGAGTCGAGGTGATCAAACCCGTCGCGCCAATCCGACAGCGGCATGTAATTGTCGATGCCGATGAAATCGATCGCCGGATCGGCCCAGAGCGGATCGAGATGAAAGAACACGTCGCCGCTGCCATCGCCCGGCTGGTGCCCGAAATATTCCGACCAGTCGGCCGCATAGCCAATCTTCGTCGACGCCCCAAGGATCGCGCGCACATCCGCCGCCAGGTCGCGTAACGCCTGCACCGCCGGATAAGTGCTCGCTCCGGAACGGATTGTCGTGAGCCCACGCATCTCCGAGCCGATCAGGAAGGCATCGACCCCGCCCGCCGCCGCGCAGAGATGTGCATAGTGCAGCACCATGCGGCGCAGGCCCCAGTCACTGGGCGATCCGGTCCATCTGACGTTCTCGCCGGAAACGGCAAAGTCTGACGGGCTGGCGCTGCCAAAGAGCGCCGCGACCTGCGCGGCCGCCGTGGCGGTCTTGTCCACCGATCCGACATAGCCCGCCGCCGGAGAACAGGTGATCCGCCCTCGCCATGGGAAAGCAGGCTGGCCAGTCTTGGTGGCATTGTCGGAATACGGGGTCGGCAGAGTATTGCCGTGCGGCACATCCATCATCAGAAACGGATAGAAGGTGACGCGCAGGCCTCGGGCTTTCATTTCCCGGATCGCTTGCACCACCGTGAAATCCGCAGGCGTGCCGCCAAAGTTCGGTCGATCCTGATCGTCGCGACTGACCAGATGCGCGGCAGAGCGGCTCACGCCATTCACCGACCATGCCGCTGGCGTGGTGTTTTTGGCGGCCAGTTCGACCTTGGGCCGGATCCGGCAATGCCCCGCGCGCAGATCATCGCCAAACCAGGACACCACGAGGCTGATGCTTTCGATGTTCGGCGCGGACGCCTGCAGCCGATCCAGCGCCACCACCATGTCGGGCACATCGGCCCGGGCGTTCAGGTTCTCGGCCTGCGTCGCCCCGCTGCCGCCCTTGCGGATTGCGCCCGTGGCATAGGCAAACTCGCCGGAGGCCGGGATCATGGTGACCGCGCGGGTCAGACCCTCGGCGCTGTCGGGATCGGCCAGAGGACGGAACACCTCGAAGGAAAGCTGCGGCAAACGGTTTCCGAAATTGCCAAGCGGCAGATCTTCGAAGACGACATAGGCGGTGCCGCGATAGCCGGGCGCGTTGCCAGCGCCCATCTTTACGGCGATGAACGGGTCTGGCGATTGCGCCTCAATGCCGGGATACCAGCGCCAGGTCACACCGGACATGTCCATCGGCTTGCCGTCGGCCCAGATGCGCCCGACGCCGGTGATCGGCCCTTCGCAGAGCGCAACGGCGAAGGACGCATAGTACAGATACTCGGTCGTCTTGACCTTGCCACCACCCCCGCCTCCCTTGCCGCCGCCCTGCGTGGTGGTGTTCGTCTCCTCACGAAAATCCGTGGCCCAGATGATGTTGCCGCCGATCCGCATCCGGCCATAGAGGCGCGGGATCACCGCACCTTCGGTGGCTGAGGTGATGCGCAGATTGTCCATCCGCGCCCCTTCAATGCGCTGGGTCGGCGCGAGCGACGAGACGATCCAACTGTCGACGACCGACCCGATGGTGGAGCCGATATAGCCGCCGATGGTGGCGGCACTGACGCCGAGGATCGCGCCGCCAATACTGCCGCCAATGGCAGCACCTGCAGCACCGAGAACAAGTGTGGCCATCGCAAAACCTCAGCGTTGGGGAAACATGAAAGCGAAGTCGAGCTTGCGCGCCCAAGATGGGGTGAGCGGCTCCTCGATCACACCGAGCCGCTCATAGGCGTGGAGGAACGTGTCGGGCCCGGTCAGGATGCCAACATGTTTGGCGATGGCGCGCGGCGTCATGCGGAACAGGACCAGCGCACCGGGACCCGCGTCTGATGGTGCGATCTCCGGCATCATGCGTCGCGCGCCATCGGCCAGAACCTCGCGCGGCCCGGTCTCGCCCCAATCCCGGCTATAGGGTGGGATCGGAAACGGTTCGGGGCCAACGACGTCCCGCCAGACGCCCCGCGCAAGGCCGAGGCAGTCGCAACCGACGCCCCGGAGGCTGGCTTGATCGTGATACGGCGTGCCCAGCCAGGATCGCGCGATAGCGATGACGCGCGACGGATCTGCTCCAACTATGTCGGCGGCGCTCACAGCACGCCACCCTCGTGCCCGCCATCCTTCGTGGCGTAGCGCAGCACGGCGTCCTGGCCGGGGATATGCGGGAAGCCTCGGAAGTTGGCGATGTTGGCGAACTTCGCGCCGCAGGTCTCCATGCGCTTGTCGCAGCCCGCGCGGACAATGAAGGCGTCGCCTCCGACAATGGACCGCACCGGAGCTTCGAGCAACGTCAGCACGGCGATACCGTCGGTCACGTCATGCGCGACGATCTCGGCCAGTCGTCCGGCATTGCCCCCGCTGGTCCATTCGATTGTGCCGAAGGTAAACCAGCCGGAGGAGAAGCTACCGAGTCCCGAGGCGGTGAAAGCGCGGTCGCGCAGGAGATCGATGACGGCCCCGGTTCCCTTGAATGCCGGTGCCTCCAGATCAACGCCGCAACGCGCGTCGCCCAGCGCGGCGTCGCAGGTCGCCTGAAACGTCCGCCCGACTGTCTGGCCCAGGACATGAGCCAGCGAGCGGACCTCGGCCACGAAGGCCAGCCGCCCGCGCCGGATCTGGCCGATGGCACCCCGCCGCATCAGCACGCGCTGGCCGGTCTCGGCCCAGTTCACCCGCCAGACCTCGACCTCGGCATTGTCCCAGCGGCCATCCAGAATATCGGTCTCTGAAATCCGATCCGAGGTCAGCACACCTTCGGCATCCTGCGCATCGACCGACAGGTCCGAGCCCGAGCGGACCTCGGAGGCCGTCAGCCCGCTCTCCGGCTCGAAGGTGGTGCCGTCGAAGCTCAGCGTCACGTCATGATCGGTGAATCCAAAACTCACGCCATCCGCGCGGGCAATCCGCCAGCACCAGGACAGCGTCGTCGTGCCCTCGTCGAGATGGGCCTGCAGGTCGGGGGTGATGTTTTTCATCGGCGAAGTTCCAGCAATGGAATAGAGGTGATCGAGCCAAGTCGCTCAATGTCGTGCGTCACATCGAGCGCGTCGCTGTCGAAGCGGACCGGCACGTCAAATTCGAAGCCTGCGGTGATCGCGACGCCAGCGCCAGGCGCGGTGCTAAAGGTGACGAGGCCAGTGGTCGTATCGACCGACCAGCCGGAGGGCTGCTCCACCCCGCCAAGCGCAATCCGCACAGCTCCCACCACTGGCTTGGCGATGGCGCGCGTCCAGGATTGCGCGCCTGAGGCGTAGCGTTTCACAAGCTGGAACGCCGCCGTCGTTCCGTCACCGGTCCCGATCCCCTGATCAGTCGGCGATGGCGTGCCCGAGGGCAGGCAGGACTTGTGGTCGCCCCAGTCCTTGAAGCGAAAGCCATGCAGCCGTCCGTTGCGCGCCTCGAAAAATGCCACGACCGCCGCGAGATCGTCAGCGCGGCGGATGCCGTAGGCGACATCGTAGCGGCGGCGCGAATTGGCCCAGCTGGCGTTGCGCTCCTCGTCGCCCGAGGCCAGCTCGACGATCTGGGTACGCCGTTCCGGTCCTCCCCGCGCACCGCGGCTGATATTGTCCGGAAACCGGACCTCATGAAACGCCATCACATGCCCCTCCGTCCGAGCGAGACCGCACGGGCAATGTCGGCCGCAACCTGCGTGCGCGATTGCCGGAAGCTCTCGGCGTCGCGGGCCATGATGGTGACATTGACCCCACCGCCGCCGTAGCTCTGTGCTTCACGCCGCGACAGCACCCGCTCGCCACGTTGCAGGATCGCGGGCACCTCGTCATGCCGCAGTCCGGCAACGCCGCCGGTATGCATGCGTGGGGCGGCTGCAAACGCCATGGCCGGGACCATCCGTGAGGTTCCGGTCGCTCCGACCATGCCGCCCGCATGCAGGATGTTGGCGAAGATCCCGCCAGCGCCACCTGCGCCCCCGAATGCGCCGGAGAGCGCGTTGGCGATCGGCCCGAGGATGAACTTGCGCGCGCCGAGCTTGGCCAGATCGGCAATCAGCGAGGTCACCAGATCGCCAAACCTCAGCTTTCCGGTCTTCACGAACTCGCCCACGGCGTTCTCGGCCGACTG